GGTGAGCATTGGCAAGGATGGCTATGTTTATATCGAGCATGTGACTGCAGATCAATTGACATCTGCCCCGCGTGACGCAATGATGATCCGAATGGGGAAGGAAGATTACCGCAATTATGAACCGTTTCCGATCTGGCATCCGCAGGACCCTGGGAGCGGCGGGAAGGACAGCGCCGAGGCTTTCAATAACCTTCTGGCCGATAACGGATTGATCGGTGTTTTCGAGCAGGTTACAGGAAGCAAGGAATCCTACGCGGAAATCCTTGCCACGAAAGCGATGGCGGGACGCGTCCGCCTTGTGCGCGGCGAGTGGAATGACCCGTTTCTGGACGAACTGGCGGCATTTCCAAAAGGCCGTTTCAAGGACCGTGTGGACGCGGCGTCGAGCGGGTACAACTATCTGCGCAGGCAGGTGGAGGGATTTGAATCGAGAACCGTCAGTGCGCCTGTAGTGGTGGTAGACGCTGAATCGTTATTTCAAGGAGCGATGAGATGAAAAAGAAACTTCAACGCGGTAAACCGCTCGAGGAGCTGGTGAAAGGCTCACTCGAATATACGCGGGATGCGATCAGCAATGCGTTCCGCCAGCAATTCCCCTATGTGGATGGAGTCATGACGTGGTACGGCATCGTTGACACGTTTGCCGATTACGTGATCGTCTCTGCATATGGTGAATTGCAACCTGACGAATTCTACCGAGTGACATACACGCGCTCGGGAGAATCGTTCACGTTCGCGGCGAAGGATCAATGGGAAGTAGTGGAATTGGCCTACCAACCGCAGACTCAGACAGTCAGCGAAAGTAAGAAGCGGAAGGCGAAGAAGTTTGAAGAGAGGGTGGATGCAATCGTATCGCTTGAGGAAGCGCAGGAAGGAAACCCGCGCCGAATCAAGATCGAAGGAGCAATCACGGCGGGCGTTGTGAATGGCAACGGACGCCGATACCCTGTCCCCGTGATCGAAGCGGCCATCGCAGAGTTGCGCGGTCATCTGAACGAGAGCGCGGGACAAGGCCGAGCTAAGCAAATTCTCGGCGAGGCAGAACATCCATCCGATAAGGGCGGGCGGGCAAGCCTGCTGGAGACCGTGACGAAATGGGACGATGTTTCGTTCAACGGCCAGCGCGTGGACATCACTGGACGCGTGCTGGAAACCAGCCGAGGCAAAGATATCCTGACCCTGATGGAGGGCGGCGTTCTGCCAGGCGTGAGTCTGCGAGGTTACGGTGATGGCAAGACTATCAAGGAGGGCAGTGAAAAAATCTTCGAGGTGACGGAGTTGCACATTACAGGCTTTGACCTGGTGCTGGAACCGTCCTTTGAAAACGCTGTCCAACTCGTCGAATCTCAAAATTCATCATCGGAGGATGAAATGACACTTGAAGAGCTGTTGAAGCTCCTGAAAGACCACCCCGAATTGTTCGAGGGTTTGACCGAAGCTCAGTTGAAGAAACTGGGCGACGCCCAATTGAAGGCGCTGGAAGAGAAAGTCCGCGAGGCGCTGGGCATCGATGCCAAAGCCAACATTACCGAATCGCTGAAGGCAATGACCGCCAAGGCCCGTCAGTTCGATGAGGCGCAGAGGCAGGCCGAGGTGGCGAATGCCATTGCGGAAGCATGCAAAGATCTGCCCTTCGGCGAGAAACTCAACAAGCAGTTCGCTGAGGCGATGAAGGCCAGCGGCGCGACCAGCGCCGATCAGGTCAAGGCCATTGCCGAGGCGAAGCGCAAGGAATATGGCGCGATTGCCGCTGAATTGAAACTGGGCGGCATGGGCTTCACCGAGGGGCGCATCAGCGGCGTGGCTCCTGTACTCGAGAGCGAGACGGGAACGCCCGAGTTTGCGCGCGGGGCGTTCATGATCGCCGAGTCGGTGCGGCGTGTGGAGATGAGCGATGCGCGGGACTGGAACAAGCCCGTTTCGCTGAACGAGAAGTTCACCAAGAAACTGCTCGAACGCTTCGATGCACTGCATAAGGGCCGCCTGTTGGCCGAGAGCAAGATGCTTCAGGAAGCCGAATTGACCACCGACCTGAACCTGCCGTATTCCGTCAGCCGTGCGCTGATCGAGGAGGCGTTCCCGAACCTGGTGGCGGCTGGCATCTTTGATGTGGGCATCATGAACAACAGCCCCGAGCGTCTGTACTTCGAGGCGTTCACTGGTGAGACTGGCTACAGCACCAGCGTGACGGACGAAGTCGAAACGGGCGGCGCGGAGGATACATGGTATGCGCTTTCGCATGGACGCATCACCCCCGCCAGTGTGGTCGTGACCAGCAATCCTGCTGGCACCACTTACGTGGAAGGCACCGACTTCATCATCGATTACGCGGCTGGGCGCATCAAATTCCTGACCGCTGGTTCGATCAACGCGAACGATGTGCTGGTGGATTACAGCTACACCGCAGTGCGCGAAGGCGAGATGGGCGTGATCCAGCGCGGAAAACTTTCGCTTTCGTACATCACCATCGAAGCCGCAGCGGACCGCCTGGCTGACCAGATCAGCCGCGAAGCCATCGTCTTCTCCCGCTCGCAGATGGGCCTGGATGTTGTGGCCCGCACGATGAGCAATCTTGTCAAGCAGCTTCGCCGCAAGATCGATCAGGGCATCATCTATGCCGCGTGGAGCGCTGTGAAGGGTGTGGCGAGCAACAGTGGCGGCACATGGACGGAAGGCACCACGCAGGACGACTACGATGAACTGGTGCGCCTGATCGGCAATACGAAGTTGCTGGTGGCGAACCGCTATTACAACCCGACCTTCATTCTGGCTTCGGGGACGAATGCGGAACAGCTCAGCAACTGGGCTGGCTTCAAGCGCGACGGTTTCCCGTCCGCGATCTTGAATGCGACTGGCTTCGTGGGCTCGGTGAAGGGCCTGCCGTTGTTCCAGTCCACCGAGATGCCCGACACGGAGATCATCGTTGGCAACCGCGAGCTGGTGATGCACCGCGTGTATCAACCGCTGATGATCAACGGTCCTTACCCGACCTATGACGTGAGCGGCGGCACCAGCAAACTCGTTGCGGCGGATCAGTATTACGCCGAGGAGTTCAACAACACCGAATCGCCCGTGGAAGAGAAGGGCGCGTACCTGACCATTGCGGAAGGGTCGTAGTCTCAAGGTTGAATGATGAAGGATGAAGGATGAAAGTCCTTCATCCTTCCTGTGGAGTTGGCATGTGCATTGCGCTGGATGATCTGATTGCAGAGTTGACGGAGGATGTGCCTGCGGTGGATGGCGTGCCGTCCACGGAGCAGTATGAGAATGCCGTGAAGGACGCGGTAAAGGCGTTCTCGGAACGTTGCGGGCGGGTCCGCCAGGGCTCGCTTGCGATCGTGCCAGGCACTGCCACATATGACCTGCCCGCCGATTTTCTAGAGATGGTCTCCCTGGACAGCCTGGTGTATGACGGTGGTGTGATGCACAGCGCGCAGGGGCTGATCCCTGTCCCTTCTGCATGGGAAGAGGAGTGGTACATCGGCAATGGGCAGATCACGTTCTATCCCACGCCCACGTACACGTTGACGCGTTATTTCCGCTATAAGGCGGGCTGGGTGGAGACAGTCATCGATGATGACTATGACAATACCTATGAATATGCCCGCATGACCGAACGTGAGAAGCGGATCGTGTTGCTGAGGGCTCAGGCGATTGCCCTGACGAAGGTGGCAAATGTTTCGAGTGGCATGAAGTACAGCCTAGGCGCGGTGAGCGTGGATAACAGCGGGACCGCTGAAGGATACCTGGCGGATGCGAAGTCGTTCACCGATCAATTCGAG